GAGCTGGTGGTGACCCGTGAGCCCGGCGGTACGGCCCTGGGCCAGGCCCTGCGGGCGTTGCTGCTGCATCCGCCCGGTGAAGCGGCCCCCTGCAGCACCGCCGAGTTGTTGCTCTACGCGGCCGATCGGGCCCAGCACGTGCAGCAGCGCATCGCACCAGCCCTGGTGGCGGGCCACTGGGTGCTCAGTGATCGCTTCAGCGGCTCCACCGCCGCCTATCAGGGCTACGGCCGCGGCCTGCCCCTGGCTCTGATCGAGCAGCTGGCGGCGATCGCCACCGGCGGCCTGCAGCCCGATCTCACCCTGCTGCTGGAGCTGCCCCTGGCTGAAGCCCTGCGCCGCCGTCAGCAGCGGCCCGCCGATCGCATCGAGGCCAGTGGCCAGCCCTTCCTCCAGCGCGTCTGCGACGGCTTCTCGGCGCTGGCCCAGCAGCCCGGATGGTGCCGCATCGCGGCCGATCAGCCGCTGGAGGCGGTCACGGCCGCCCTCCAACAGGCGTTGCTGGAGCGCTGGCCCTGCACCGGCAGCCCTGCCGCTGCAGCCGCCGATGGCTGAGCTGTTCGCTGGCCTGCTGGGCCAGGCCCAGGCGGTGGCCCTGCTCAGCGCGGCCCTGAGCCAGGGGCGGCTGGCGCCGGCCTATCTGTTCAGCGGCGCCGGAGCGGCTGTTGAGCACCATCCGCTCCCGCTGCCAAACGATCCCTACGGTCGGCAGGTGAGATACCAGCCGCCGCTACCACCCGGCATCCAGCGCGGATCCCAGTTCTTGCGGCTGTAGACCACGCCGCCACCCTTGGTGTTCTGGCTGTAGCCGCCCGGAACCAGCAGGGCCTCACCGTTGGGATCGTTCTGGATCCATGCGGCCTCGGTGAAACCGATCACCACCGTCCAGTGTCCGCCGCCGCGGGGGGCGGTCGCCGGCCCATGGTGCAGCCAACCCACAGCAACGGGTCGACCGGCCTTGATCTCTGCTTCCAGGGCCTTGGGGGTGCCATCAGTGTGGAAGTCGGCCCTCAGGCCGAGCTCGCGCAGCGCAGCAAGCTGAGCCTGAGCCGACGTGCTGTCGCCGTGCTTGGCGCGGATGGCGTTGTAGGCGTCGTCGCTGGCGATCTTGCCCCAGAACATGGCCAACATGGCGCAGGAACTGGAGAAGCACTCCCGATAGCCGGCGCCACTCTTGTTGTCGAGCTGGCTCTGGAACGGCACAGGCAGCGGATTGCGTGCTGCGACCGGCGGCGGCACGACCGGAACAGCAGCGCGGTAGAGCTCGGTGAACTCCTCAAGCTGAGAGGGCGTCAGAAAGCCCTGCAAGGCGGTCCAAGCCGCAATCTGGTGCGGCAGCTCCTCGAAATGCTTGGCGGCGTCAACAAGGCGTATGGCGGCCATCGGAGGGAAGGAGATCTTTGGGGAAGACCTGGCAGTTGTCCACCTTGAAAGGCAGGCTCTCCCAGACATCACACATCATTGCGACCTCCCAGGCCATGTCTTCTGACTGAGCCATGACGACGGTCTGGAATGATCCGCGCTGCTTGTCACCGCCGTAGCCGATGAACACCCCAGGCAGGCGAATCACCCAAGCGCGAAGCCGAGGCTCAGGGCCTGGAGGGGATCCAGGTGCAGGGTGTTCCACTTTTCGGAAGATCCTCCAGAGCGATCCCAAGAAACTGCGCATCGAGGGCACCGTCGATGTTCCCCATGAATGCTTCCAGTTCTAGATCCCACAACTCGCCGCGTCGCTCGATGATGGCGCGGTCTTTGTCGATAGCTAGGGACTCGTTCCAGTATTGAACGGCCGCGGCCAGGGCGTCGATGCGGTCATCGTGCTGCAGGCAGTCCTTCTCGGTGGTGAGGTGGGTGAGCTGGTAGAAGAGCTGGTAGGCCAGGCGCTTCTCCACGGCCTCGTCTTCACGCCCTCGGACGTCCGCCTCGACGACAGAGCGGTTGAAGACGAGCCGGTGCTGGTTCATCACGGGCTCCAGGGCCGCAATGATCCGTCGCTCCTTGACGACGTTGGCCCGGATCGGTTCGATCGCGCAGGGGTAGATGGTCTGCAGGTAGGGCTTCAGGAGGTTCTCAAGCATGCCCAGGCCGAATTGGTCCTCCAGGAGGATCAGCTGGACCTTGCGGCGCTCGGCAGCCTCTGCGAGGCCCTTCAGGACCTCTTCGTCGTAACCCTTGCCGTAGGCGCCGGCCTCCAGGACGTAGAGGTTGCCGTTCAGGTGGGCGACGATGGCGTAGGCGGTCTCGTCCTTGCCCTTGCCGGAGGGGTCAATGGCCATGACGCAGCCCTGGAACGGCAGCCAATCGCCGTGGATGTAGGCCGGACGGTGGTAGTGGTCGCCGCTGAAGCCGACTGATGGCAGGTCGGAGATGCGGTATTCGGCCCCTGAGGACCACACCAGCTTCTCGGGGGCGTGATCAGAGACCTCCAGGACCATGAGATCGCTCACCCGGAGGGGGAAGCGCTCCATGTCCGACAGGGTGGTATCGAGCTGGAACTGCAGGGCAAAGGCAGAGCGGCCGTAGCCGACTTCACGCTCAAGCAGATCGAGCTCGCTGAACCGTGCCGGGTCCGTTGGATGCCCGGCCATGTCTGGCGCGAGCTCTGCGATGACTGGCGCCAGGGAGTCGCCGTAGCGTTCGAGCTTGGCGGGGTATCGAGCCGGCCAGATGCGAGCAGTAAAGCCCCGCTGCAGCAGCTTGTTGTAGAGGCTTTCCTCGGTTTGAGGGGTGCCAAGGAACATGACCCGGCCGCCGGGCTTGAGGATGGCCTGGAACTCGCCGACAGAGGCAAGCAGCTTCTCCCGCATGCCGACGGTCCAGCTGGTTCCAGGTGTTTCGACGTCGTCCGGGAGGATCAGGTCAGCACGGGATCCTGTGAGCTGACCAAAGACGCCGACCGATTTGACGGAGGGGGACTGATCGGGTGTGGCCGGGCGGACATCGAAGCGGTTGCTGGCGGCCCGCTGCTCGGTGTGGTCGGGCTCAAGGCACTGAAGCAGGGGCATCTCCCTGATCAGGCGCAAGCAGAACATGGCGAAGTCATCGGCCCTGCTCTTGGAGGCCGAGACGACCATGATCTTGAGCTGAGGGTCGTTCCGCAGCAGCCAGAGCACATAGGCCGCGGCCATCCAGGACTTGCCGACACCACGAAAGGCTTCGATGATCAGCCGCTGAGGGCCGTGCTGCATGTAGCTGGCGATGTCCAGCTGGATGGGCGTTGGGTTCGGCAGCCCCAGATGCTTCCAGACGACGATCAGGAAGTACCGGAAATCGGTGCTGAACGGTTCAGGAAGGGGTTGCCATTCAGCAAGCGGCCGACTCATGCAAGGGCGAAGTAGCCGGTGACGTCGTTGGCGGCCAGACCGGTGGCGGTGTTGTCGGTCAAGCCCTTGGCGCTGGTGACGCTGAAGGTGATGGCAGTGGAAAAGCCGACGCCGCCAGTACCCGTGACCTGGACCGGGCCTTCGTTGGGGCCAACGACGTAGGTGGGCATGGCTAGGCGGCTCTGCGTGGCTTCATTGACACCACCTTATCGAGGTCGGGAATAGAGGCCACGAGGTCTCCGAAGGGTGTACCAGCGACAGGTTGTGCGCTGATCTGGTTGTCTTTCAGGAATTGCCGGAGAACGGATAGCTCACTGGAGCTGATGGTGCCGTCTTCCAGCTTGGTCTTCAGGTGGAAGGCGAGCTGCTCATGGAGATCCGCCAAGGCGTCGTTGATGTCACCTATGCGGGCCATGGCTGCCTCGTGGCAAGTGCGTCTCTTGACAAGGGTAAGGCCTGAAAGGCAGGGCCCGCAACCGCTCCCGCCTCCTCGAACGGCAAGAGGTACATCCGTACTGTGGACTACCGAGCCTTCCCTACTATAATAAACCTAAGATAACTTAGGTAGATAAGGGGGATTAAACTATACTAGTAACGAAGTCTTCTACTTATGTAGAAGACTGAGTTACATTTAAGTAAGCTTAGGTCAATAAGGCTTTGGTTTGCTGACTAAGTTTACTAAGGCTTAGGCCCCTAGTATCTAGAAAGAAAATACCCAGTTCACTTACTTTGACTTGGTAGATCCACAGAAGACTCAAGACTTCTCTGGTCAATACAGCCAAAGGGCGCTTTTTGGGCCAAAAATCTGAGGGGGCCACGCCTCTCCCCCCTGCTGGCCTTCACCCCCCTGGGGGGCCTGCGGCCCCCGCCTGGAGGGTCGGGGGGCCTGCGGCCCGGGGCCCTGGAGGGCCGCCAGCTGGAGCCCAGCAGGGCAGCGGCCAGGCCTGCCCTGGATTCCCAGGGGATCCCAAGTCCCCTGGGTTGACCTAAGATTGACTTAAGAGGGGATCCGGGCCTAGAAAGGCCAGGAAGGGGCCTCTGGCCCGGTTTGGCTGTGCTGATACCTAGGGGCTGCCAGAGGGGCCCTGGAGCGCCTCCTAGGGGCCTCTCAGGTGACCCATGCGCCGGCCCATCCCCCCGTTTGCCGCGGCCCATCCCCCCGTTTGCCGCGG